TCTGGCGTCCGCGGCACGTTGGGCGAGTTCTGCCGCTGCATAAGGAATTGATCCACAGGGCTGGGCGGGGGGCCTGGCATAGCGCCTGGCGGCGGAGCTTGCCCGGCCGGCGCGCCGCCTTGCGCTGCAGCCGCCGCGGCAGGATCGCCGGGGGGCATACCAGTTGCGCCAGCGCCTACGTTCCCAGCGCCCTGCATCATGTCGACCTGCTGCGACAGATCTTGCATCTGCTGCGTTTGCTCCATCTCTTTCTGCATCCGCATCTGCTCTTCTGCGTAAATGCGTTCTTCGTCCAGCATGCGCTTGGTTTCTTCCTCGTAGTCCAGGCCCACAGACTTGAGCCCCGTGGACTTCGAGATAAGTTGCCCCTGCATAAGCTGAAGCTTGGCCATCTGGCGGTTGAGGTCGTCCGCGTGCGTAACACGTGTGAGCTTAATCGACACCGGCTCCCACGACATTGCAGCTGACAGACGCTGGCCGAGAACGCGCAGAAAGTTGTTCAGCGTGTGCGGCAAATGCCCCCAGTTAGCCTCGAACAAACGCAAAGCCGCCGGAGCTGCCTGAAAGCTCAGCGTGCCGTTCATGAGTTCGACTGGCATGCCGATACACTTCATCAGGGTGTCAAAACCCTGCTCAATAAGGTCTTTCGGCGCGAGCTGCGAAGCGTCGCCGCCAAGCGCCTGATACTCAACCGGGAAGGGCAACACGTTCCAGCGCGCCGGATCGACGCGGCGAGCACGAACCATAGCGCTTACGCGCGAGGCAAAGCTCGAGAGATTGATTGAGTGAACGGGATCAGAACTTTGCCCGTCACCGCCACGCGTACCGGGCGTTAGAACTCGGAACGGTACGATGTAGTCCAGCGCAATCGCCTCGTTGTAGCGCTGCAAAATCTGGTAGTACCACGCTTGCCGGAAGTTCACGAGAATACGCGAAATACCCCAGCCCCGGTTGCGCATGCCAGCGAGTGCGTCTTCTTTACCGTGATAAATCACGTCCTTGTCAAACAGCAGGTTCTTGCCGTCCTTGATCGCCTGGATAACTTCCCAGCTGGCGTGCTCAAGATGATGGAGATGCCCGGCTTTGATGAGATTCTGGTAGTCCGGCGGGATCTTCCAAACGTACGCGCATTCGTTGCTGTACGGATCCCAAATGATATCAATCTCGTGCGGACTCCAGCGCTTGATCGTGATGCTGTCGGATTCGCCTGAACGCCGATCGATGTGGTTCCACACGCCCGAATAACCACACTGCGGGCAAGTTGCATGGAAGTCAAACTCTTCCCATTTGAACTTGAACGCGCCAGAGCTGTGCACTTTGCGCAACGGCGCTTCAAATGCGCATTTCTTGCACGAGAGATACCGCCGGAACGGAATCAAAAGGCTGGTAAAAAAGTTGCCATAGACAAGGTAGTCCATGGCAACACTGTGCAGCACGTTTTTGATACCGACACTTTCTTCCAAGAAAACGCGGTATTTCTCTTTCTCTTCTCGGCCGATGGTGTTCTCGCCCAGATCGCTGATTTCGACGTCAGTGATGAAATAGCTGACGGCGCGATTCAACGCCTCGCGATACGGCCCATTGGCGTTAGCGATGTACTCGGACCAGCGCAGCGCAACTTGAATGCTCTCCGGCATGGAAAGCGATGCAACGTCACAGAACGGATCCGGGAAGCGCTCGTCGGCTGCTGCGCCGCGCCCAAGCGAATTGAAAGAGTAGGTCAGCATGACGCCTCCTTGCGGCTACCGCTGGTCACAGCTTTTTTTGCGCTACTGTAGCCAGTCGCTTACGCAAATCACCGTCAAGTTCCGCAATCTCGGCAGTCTTCGTGGGAGTTGACGCGAACAATTTGCCTTGAGTATCAGCGGCGGTTGCGTGCTTGGCGGCCAACTCTTCGTGCTCAGACGGCGTAACCCCTGGCTCGATTGCTCCGTGCTTTTCCATTACTCGGCCACCTCCAGAGCGCGAAGAGCTTTTTCTACACGCAAAATACAGAACTCGCGCGAATCATAAATGTACTGAAATCCAGTGGTATGAACAAGATACAGCCGGTTGTCGTCATTGATCTGGACGGCCCACGGGCGCTGATAAGGGTCGTCGGACGGCGGGAACCAGCGCGCCGCAGACTGTTCAAAACGTACATCGTAGACAAGCGTAATAAAGCCAGACTCTTCTGGACTGTCGGGTTCTGGCCGCGCGACATTGACTAGCACGTCATGGAAAAAGGCCGGAACCGTGCCAATGCCCTCTTTCTCAAAATAGACGAGTTTTTGGGGCGGATCGGCAGCCGCACTGCGCGCAACAACAGGCGCAGACGTCGCCGAGATGGAATGTTTCTTCAAACCAAAAGCAGCCATGGGGCTGTAAGACCGGTCAATCTTTTCAACCGGCGGCGCAGGCCGGCGGGCTCGCGGAGCCGAGTCGTCCATTTGCTGCAACTCAGCGCCAGCGCTGACCAACTCGTCCATAAGCGCTGTCTCGTCTGGGTCGACTTGTGCCGGCGGTGGTGGCGCTTTCGCCGTCTTAATTGGCACCCGCTGAACGCCCGAATTCGACATACGTGCCAATGTTTCAAAAGCCACGGCCGCGCGCTCCCTGGTTGCGTCAATGTCTGCCCCAGGCGAAACACGCCCCGCTTCTTCTAAGGCGGCGTCGACTCGAGCTTGCGTGAATTTATCAAGCGTCAACACGGCGTTGCCGCCATCCGGCTCGACATGAATCTCCATAGCGCTGCGATCGTGCGGGTTATATCCGCTCGGGGCGCCGCCTGGTGTGGCTTTTGAAACGACAACACCGCGAAGCCCGTGCGGCCCGCGCCGCATCAAGTCCGCCATTGCGCGGCCATTGCTGAGCCGCTCGCTTGCGGGATCGCGATACTGTGAGCCAGCCATAAAACCTCTGATAGCTAAAAAAAGGGAGGAGCGGTTTAACCCAGCTCTTCCCCCCAGGCGTCGGGAGTCAGCGCCGGACACACACTGTATAACTCAGATTTCATAATCTGAAAATACAGGCGGCCCAGCGGAAACCCGGCGCCACACATAGCGACGAGGTGCTCCGCGGAGGGAATTACCTCCGCGGAGACACGCCCGCCGACAAGTTGCGCGCAGACCAGACCCGCGTCTTCTTGCTCAGGGAAAACCGGAACAGCGTGCGGATAGGCGTCCTGTGACAGAAGCCACTGCAGCATGTCTCCCGGCGGATCTAGTATGTAACGCGTCATCAGGCGTTCCAGCTCGGGGCCGGAATGAAGTGCCCGCAGTACGGCGCGGGGAGGTCGTGCAGGGCCTCCGTTGCGACGATCTGCGTCTTGCTGAGCCGGGACAGAAACAACGGCTCGCGGGGGTTGTTCGCCGCCCGCAAGAAATCTTCGTCCGTGCCTTCCACGGCGGCGCGGGAACGACCCGCAACGCGCCGCATGGCTGCGATCACCCGCTTGGCGGGCAGGCCATCGACCCCGCGGGCACACCGAACCGGGCGGTTCGGAGACACCAGCGCGTCGAACACCTCATCGTCCGCCAGCCGCTCGCCGAGCGGCACGGTGATGCGAAAAGCCGTCACCACCTTGTCGAGCGTGGCCTGGTCCATCCCGTCGATGGTCTCAACCCCGTGGCGGCTGAGCAACGCCGCGGCGGGGTTTGCCATCACGTGCAGCTCTTCGATTGGATTCCGCTGGGGAATCCCGAGGACCGGCGCGTAGTCCTCGTAGGCCAGCTCGCGAGCGATCGCCTGCGCGACGATCCCGTCCTCGACGACGCGGGCGTCGACGAGCGTGGTGCCGGGCAGCGTGTTGCTGTCCGACATCTCGTTCCGCAGCTTGCTGCGGTACATCTCCCACAGCTCCGGCGGTGCCGATTCTTGAGCCAGCTCCGAGAGCTTGGCTTCGTCAAATTGTTCTTCGCCCGTGTTGAACGGGACGAGCAGCCGCGGGTGCAGCGGCTCCCGAACACGCGCCGACTTCGGCTGGTAGTGCCGCCGCTCACCGAAATCGACGAGCGCGGAGAGAAGCCCAAGCGCCCGGCGCGCCAGCACTTCGTTGCGAATCGACAGCGCCGCGCCGGCCTTCTTCGTCACCATCGGCATGGTGAACTCGTAGCGAAACATCGTCCGGTACGCCAGCGCGCCCTTCCGAACGCGCGAGACAGCACCGGACAGCGTGAGGCCGCCGTTGTCGGCGACCTCGAGCGTGACGACGAGCGGCCGCGTGCCGATGATCCGGCGCGGGCCCTCAAATTGCTGCCCGGGCCCTGGCAGCCACAACAGGCTGGTCACTCCGCGCAACGCGCCGGCGACGGAGTGGAACTGGCGGAGAAGGCGCGCGTGACGGGTGAGAAGCTCGCCGCCCTGCGGCTTGACGTCAACCGCATTGGTGTTTTCGACCATGCTCATGGGAAACCCTTTTGTGTGAGAAAATCGAACTCAACTAACCATGATTTGTGATTCAGCAGGAACGACTAGCTGCCATTCCTCTGACGATGTCGCTGCGGTTTGTACCTTCAGCGAAAAATCGGTTCTCGGCTTTCGCGCGCCAATCGGAAGCGGCCACGTCTTGGCTGCTGCCGTCATAGAATGAGACGCGAATCAGGCCGTCGTTCGTCGTGCGTTGTTTTTTTACGGGCTTGCCGTCAAAAACCACTACTCGCATACCGACCTCTTTCTTGCCTTTAAACGCGTGAAGGAAGCTCACGCGGTGGGCATTTAATATGCCCGGCTAAACGGCGTAATTTAGCTCGCGTCTGGGTCAGGAAGCACGCTGTCAAACACGTTCATGACACCGCCGCCGTCATCAGCAAAAAGATCGTCGTGCGTATGGGCCGCGCGCGAAGCGCCTGGCGCTTTGAGTTCTGCAGGCGAGCCGAGCCCAATTGGGTCAACCCCTAGATAACCCGTGTCGTCTGGCTCGAGTGACTCGGGGACGTCGAAAAGCGCGTGATTACCCCACGGCGTTATAAGGTGCCTGAACGGTGGCTTACTCGTAAGCAGACGCGCGCCGGCGAACGTGAACACCGATACGTCTTTGTCG